CTTTAGCTTGTAGATCATTAACATGGAATACATGGCTATCATCCGCATCAATTGCATCTATTGCCTCTTCTATTTCTGTGTTTTCAAAAAGTTTTCCTTGCGCTCTTTCACCTTGAACAAACATAACCACTTCTTTTAGAAACTCCATGATTATTTTATTTTCACTCGTTCCTACTGGTAGCCATTCACTTACTACTTTACATAAGCTACCTGCTTTATTTTCTAGACCACCAGTTACTTTTACCTTATCAATCAATGTATCATCATGTTTGTTATATTTAACTCCCATGCCTACCATGTAATATAAGTGTGCTGAAAACTTAAATGTTGGAAACCATTGCAAAAATAGTTCTTTCATCTTTTCATCTTTTCATATTGTCTTATCATTTCTGGCCTATATAGGTCTTTCGTTTTTAGCTGATATGTTTCATCACATCTGCCGTTATGTTTCATATATGTTACTTTGGTATATTCTCCAAAAGATATGCTTAACACTCTAATCATTCTATAACTCCCTTAATGCACGCTCTTTTGTTCGCCTTGCTTGTACTAATTGTTTTTGTTGCTTTTCTTCACATTCCCATTCACCGCATATCATCTTATTGACTTTGTTTGTGTAAAAACGCTTTCCACATTGTACACAATATCTTGCGTACTTATATGCTTGCTCCATTCGTTCTCTATTTTCTTTTGCTACTTGCTTTACAGTCTTACGTGGCACTACAGGTTTTCCTGCCATACAATCTGGACACCATGTGTTATGGTCTATTGGTGTATATAGCCTATCGCACCTATGACATTTTCTTTGCATTGCTCCACCTCAATCTCTTACTGTGCACCCATATCGTGCCTTCCGCATTCTATATCTGATTGCTCTCACGTTATCCCCTACATAACTATATGTATCAATTTTTTTGTATCTCTCTTTATTTTGCTCATCTAGTCTTTTTCTATAGTCTAAATAGCTTTCGCATTTGCCATGGCAAGCTACTTCTCTAAACTTGCACCCTTTGCATGGTACTTCCATAGTTGTCTTACCCATCTATAAAATGCACTATTTCCCTTGTAAATACTTCGTCTTATTCTAGCTATAAGTAATTTATCAGAAGGAATTGTTATGTACCCATAATGTGGTATGAATATCCTTTTACCTTCCTTTGTTCTGCACTTTACGATATGATCATGTGCTTTACATACATTTCTATATCTATCATTCATGTTCATATCCCTCTAATTTATTTCCTATTACTTTTACTTTGCCATTATTTACAATGAACGCTAAATCAAAATCTAATTCTCTACCTTTGGCAACTGTATTACACCTCCATTGATATTTACCGCGACTATAATAAACTTCTGCCACTAATGGAGTATCCTGTATTGATTTACAATCAAACTTTATAATGTCATTTTCGTATATGCGCTTTCCAGTACAGTCTTTCGCCTCACTACCTCTGCATAACGTTCCATCCTCAATTGGTATCCATGAGTAGTTATCATTTTGTATGGCTAATAATCTTATTTGTGAGTAGCTTTGCTTTATTTCATCACTACTTACCCATTCTGTTTTATTTGTTCCTAGTCTAAGACCCTTATATATGAGTGGTTTCATGTTGCCTCCTCGTTTCTACCTGTAGGAAAGGGCGGATATACCGCCCACCCTGTTTTATTTGCTAACCGCATCAAGTCTTGCAGTTAATTCTGCAATTTGTGCTTTCATGCTTTCAATTTCACCTTGTTTAGATTGTGGTTCATATTCGCTATGTTTACCAAATTTGAAAGATGCACTTACACTGTACATGTTTTCACTTCCGAATGTACCTGCAATTCCTAGTAGTACTTTTTCATTAGGTCTGTAGTACAAACCTAATGCTACTGCATTGGCATTGTTGTAATGGCCATATGCAATAGATGCGCTGAATTTATCATCTTTGTTGAATTCCATAGGATGTAGGCCAGCTAATGCAGCCGCACCTGCACCTACTTTATTTACTCGTCCATCTAATCGGCTAATGTCTGATTTTAAATTTGTTAAAGCATTATGTGTTTGATGTTCTAATACATCAATACGTTGCTCATGATTTGCTAACATGCGATCATGTGCTTGAATGGTATCCGTATTTTGTGCAATTCGTTGTGTATTGTTTTTGATTGCATCCTTATGATTAGCTAATGTGTTATGTACTGCAGTATTGAATTGTTCTTGTGCATCTAATGCGTTATCAATGTCTGTTCGCATTGTATTGATTGCATCATATGCAGCATGTAGCTGTGAACCATTCACCGCATCAGTTGAAGATGCATCTACTCGTCCTGCAGCAACGTTCTGAATTTGTCGAACATAATGTTTTACACCGCCATATCCTGCACGGTCTTTACTACCTACGCTTACTACTGATGTTGCATCTGTACCAGCGAATACATATGTTGTGTTATTAACCATTGCTTGCAATTGATTTACTGCATCATCTGTTACGCTATTAGTTCCTAGCGCAACGCTATTTGGTTTGTCTGCAATCGTATTATTACCAATTGCCGTTGTATCGTATCCTGTGGCTTGGCCATGTGTACCAATCACTGTGGCACCTTGGCCACTTGTTTTTGAATTTACCCCTACCACGATTTGTTCTTGTTCATTACCAGTTATATTGTTGTAACCCATAATTAGTGATTGCCCTGCTGTTACATTTTGATTATTCGCACCAATTACTGTTGTATTATCTCCGCTAACTGCATTACTTCTACCAATTACTACACTTGATACACCACCAGCGTATGCGCCATTTCCAATGGCAATCGCATCATATGCGGATGTTCTTGCTTGCGAACCAATCGCATATGTGTACTCAGTTAATGCCTCTGCATGACTGCCAAAGGCTAATGTGTTTCTTCCTTCTGCTTTAGAGTTATTACCGCCTGCAAAAGAATTCGTTCCATTCACTGTATTGTTTTCGCCAATAGCTAATGCATTATTAGCGTTTACAACATTTTGATAACCAAACACCGCCGCACTATTAGCAGTTGCCACATTATCTGTTCCACCTACTAAATTATTTGTACCGCTTGCATATACGCCATTTACTACTGCACTTAATACCATTACTGCTAACATCATTTTCTTATTCATCTTATTTACCTCGTTTTATACTAATACCTTCTCCTAGAATGGAATCTTTTCTTCTTCCTCTCCGTATCCATCAAAATTACTTTGACTTTCATTTTGTTTAAGTCCATAGGTAAGGTTTTGTGCCACTACTTCTGTTACATATCTTTTTGCGCCTGTTTTATCTTCGTAGGATCTAGAACGTAACTCACCTGCTACTGCTACAAAATCACCTTTTCTTAATCCGCTATAAAGTTCCGCATCAACCCAACATACAATGTTGTGATAGCTTGTACTTTGCACTTCATTCACGTATTTATTTGTTGCCATTCTAAATGTAAGTACTGGCTTTCCTGTTTTTGTATATCTTAATTCCGCATCAGCTACTACATTACCGCTTAAATACACTTGATTTATATTTATCAATTTGTTTTTCCTCCCACTTTTTACATTCACTACTAATTACGCATAGAGAAACTATTGCCATTCCTAGCATTATCCCTATGAAGATTCCTATTCCTAGTAATTCCACTCTTTACCTCCTCAATCTTTATCAACCTGTAGAACCTGTAAGGATACCCTTCCTCTGATACATCCTCTACTACGCTGTCTGTTTCTACATAGTACCCATTTGGTGGTTGGATATAATCTCTCCACTCACTTGGTTTTAGAATTTCTGTTTTTACTTTTGGTTTTTCAAGGTTCTTGCTGCTATTCCATCTACGCTTGAAGGTATTCTCCTTTCCCGAATAACATGCACTGCGTTTTTCCTTGATAAAGTATCTTGCCAATTTAACTGCATCTTCTGCTCGTCCTTGATACAACATCAACTTATGCATACCATGTGGCCAAAGTTCATTGATTTCATCTGAATACAATTCCTCATTATTGATGATCATGTGGAAGTGGATTCTAGATTTCCCTTCCGCCACGTAAATGTATTTCAACTCTTTATCCATTTTTTTATATCTACGTTTGAGCCGTCTTATAAAATTCTGAATATCTTTTTTTGCATCATCCCATGTTGCTGGCTGTTCTTTATATGTGAGTGTTAGATAACAATCATTTGTAGTAAAGTTATTATCAATCAACATACGCAACATTGCCTCTGCTTGCTTTTCATTCTGCTTTTTCTGTGCTTCTGGTGTGATGCATTTCTTTTTTACACGTTTGCCATTCCGTCTATATGTCCTAGAGGTATGATAATCAAGCACCTCTATCATATTTTTAGATATGACTTTTCTGCGTTTCCTCATCGTAATGTATCCTCATGGTCGATTTGTTAATATGTTATATCTAGTTAATTAGGAAACACCGACTTTATCGGTATTTCCTAGTATTAGCACGCCATGTATGATATAATTACGTTAGGATTTGTGCGTAATTTACGTGCTAGATTAGGGCTCTTTTCTAGGGCCCTTTTCTTTTTCCTTTGGATAATTGCAATGCATGTCTCCTTGACTGACTTCTAAATACTGACATGCATCGCAATGTTCCATATGAATAGATCCTTTAGCCTTCCTACAGTAATGTATGTAGTGATGGCTTTTTTTATTGCCTGTATCACTACAGATTGCACAATATGGTTTACTCATGTAATTCACTCCATATGTATCGCCTTACTGATTCCATTGTTGCTAAATGCCCTTCTCGTATTGGCCCATTCCCTGTGATACGGATATTCCATCCATCCTGTTTTTGATTTAGGAATATTACTCTTCCGTTTCCTAGAATGGTAAAGTTTAACAATTGATGTTGGCGGTTATAAGTAAGATTTTTAATTTTTTCTCTTAACTCATTAACCTCTGTCTCATTGAACTTTAGGTATCTTCCTAGCAGCGTAAGCCCTCTTTCTTTTGTATTCATGTTTCATCGCCCCCTTTAATGTGCTTAACAGGAATATGATTGCCCCTGTTAGTATCATCATTAAAACGTTTAATAATATATTCCAGCCATGTAGAAACTCTATTCCTCCACATAGTCCGATAATCATTACCCATAGCACCAACTGTATATTGGTGATAATGTCTAACTTAGTTCTCATTGTTATGCCCCCTTTAACCACTTCATATTCTGGCCCTTCATCCATGCCTCGAATTTATCTACATGAACCAGCGTTTGTTGTGGTCCTAATTGTAGGCATATATCATTAAACTTTCCTTCATTGCGGATCATATCTACTCTTCTGTAGATATACATTTTGCTGCGTCCCCATATCTTAGCTAATGTACTAATAGGCACATACTTTGGTTGAACACTTTCCATTCTATTAATCCTTTCTTATTGCTATAATTATTTAAAAGGAGGTCTTTTATGAAACCCACTAATGACTTATTTAAAAAATCCGAAGCTATTAGTAATGCCATCCAAAAAAATATAGGGATTATGAAAGCATTACCGATTTCTAATTTTCAGTTATCGCAAAAATCTATTGAACAAGAGTATTTAAACTATAAAGAAGAACTTGATTCCTTTGATTCACACGCTCATTATCTAACCAATGAAAATTTAGAAAAATTAATATTATTCATTAATAGGAAGTCAAAAACTTATGCTGAATTAAAAGCAGAAGTATCCATATTGAACGATGCAACTCTCCAATTGTATTTATCCAATACTCCAGAAAAGAAAGTTGAACCACCCTTTTATTCTGTTGATCGTATATCAGCAATCTCTAATACTACCTCTCTAATACAGTCCTACTTTAAACTTGTAACTATACCAAAAGATTTTTTTGCCCCTTATTATTTTGATGATTCTGATGAATTTCAACTAACCGTGTCCGGTTTAAATTTTTTGCATCAGTTGGAAAAAGAAAATCATGCATTACAGCTTGCAGAAGAAAGTCTTCGTATTTCAAAGGAATCTGCTAAATATGGTAAATTTGCTGCATGGTTAGCTGGCATTGGTATATTTACAACAATAATAATTGCAATATTATCCTTTATATTCTCGTAATATTTAAAATTGTTAGGATTACTGCAATAATAAACATTCCCAAATTTACTCTTGTGCAATATCTTATGTCTTGTAATTTTTCCTCTAGTGATTGGTCTTTGTTATATTTCAAAGCATTAAAATATCTAAATATAATCCACTTTTTTTGAGCCGCATCATGTGGCTCTTTTTTATTTATATTTGTTTCCCCTCCATCTTCTAACTTATTTTCCATATGTGTTTGTAATGGGGTTTTCATTTATTCCTCCTTTATATCTCCTTTCAAGTGCTATAATTACTCTGAAAGGAGGTGAATTTATGACTAAAACAATTAAAGAGTTACAAGCCTTGGAATTTGCAATTTATCAAACACTTACTCTTGATGATTTCTATGAAGTCGAGTTCCTTTGTAAATTGCATGGTGAATTGATTACCTGTAAATCTCTACTTTATGTAGATAATCCATACATACCAATCATTCCGCCAGATTATAAAAATCGTTTTAAACCAATTCCTTTTGAACCAATCGAACTTGAAAAGTTACTTGAGTTATTACAACTTACTGAAACTCGTAATATTCGGACATCATTAGTTGATTGGCAATCTAATGACACTGCCTACTTCTTGAATAGATTTTTATATGTCGATTTCATTTCTCATTTTGATGAAAAGCAACTTTCAAAGCTTCCTAACATGTTAAACAATGTTGTTTTCTTAGGTTCTAATCTCAACGTTCCATTCTTATTTGTTGATAAAGATGAGCCTATTACTGTTCTTTATGCAACGGTAACTTTGAAAGATAAGTAGCTTCATACTCTAATACAGTAGAAACACTAAGAAGGATTTCATTTGCCCCTGCATATGTAAGTCCTTCTTTTTGTTTTAATAAGGAAATCACTTCCATTACAATCGGCTCTTTATATAAATCTTCAACCAATCGTAATTGGCCATCATTCATTGGTTGTCTTAAATCTTTCATTTGTATTACCTCTTTTAATTTTTATCGCTCATGTTATACTCTTCTCAAAAGGAGGTGAGTATATGGACTTATATCTTTTAGATAAAAAAAGTTTTTCTTATTTAGAACAGTTCTATCATCGTAATTTGTCTCCACAACAATTAAGCGGTATTACTGGTCTATCAGCCTATAACATGGCACTCGAATTATCTTACTTATTACAACTAAACTTCATCACCAATACCGATGGTTTTCATAGTGATTCAGAAGGTATTCTTTCTAATAACACTTATGAAATAACTCCAAGCGGAAGATCATATTATGAAGCAGTGTTAGAACAACGTAAGATAGATAAGCATGCCACACGTCGTTCTAATCTAGCTTTATTGATTTCATTCATAGCAGCCATATTTTCTATATTTAAATAACGCCATGCTATTGTAGAATTAATTTGGCTATAGCTATTCCTAATGCCATTGCTGAAATAATTAATGCCAAATCTGTTGTATCCATTTCATATCCCCTTTCTTAATTAACTATTTAGAGTGTTCTACTTACTGTAGAGCGCTCTTTTTTATTTCACCTCTCCCAACTTGTCGCATATTATGCGACTACATTGGTAAAAAAAATATCATTAATATCTTCATACGTTAATGATAGTGCTTTAGAAATTTTCTCTACATCCTTTACAGTAAAATTTTCCCCAGATTTATTGAGTTTTCTGTAAACTGTAGATTTATCAATACCAATGATATTAGCTAGTTCAATAATAGAAATATCTTTTTCTACTAACTTCGCTTTTAGCTTTCTAATGTTTACCATTTCTGTTCCCCTCCTTTTTTGTTTGTCGCTTATATGCGACTTCCTTTAACTAGATATTACCCCATTGAAAATTGCATGTCAACAACTTATTTCGCACTTTATGCGAATTTATGTTTTGTTTAAAATTATTTGTTGCATTTTTGCGAATTGTATTGTATTATGTAATCAAATAGAAAGTGAGGTTTTCATATGAGAATCGGAGAACGTATTAAACAACGTAGATTAGAACTAGGCTATACTGCAGATGCATTAGCTAAGTTGTTAAACAAAAATAGAGCCACTATATATAGATATGAAAATGGTGATATTGAAAATATGCCAATTGATGTGCTTGAACCTTTGGCCAAAGCATTAAATACTACACCAGCATATCTAATGGGTTGGCAAGAACCGCATCAACCAAATGAATCTATTATATCTGACCAAGCTGAAGGTTACTATGTAGATCCTGAAACCGCTGAATTTGCGGAATATCTACGTACACGCCCAGAGGCTCGTTTATTATTCTCCGCATCACGTGGAATTTCAAAGGAGGATATGGAAAAAGCTGTTGAATATATTGAACTTTTAAAATTAAAACATAATAAATAATACTATTAGGGGTTGTTAGTGTGATTGTAAATATAATTGAATGTGATATTCCATCCGTGAAAGCTATTTCATCTACTGGGGAAGATGAAGGTGTTCACAATATTTATATCCGTAAAAATATGTCTATTGAAGATATGCGCAACGAAATTAGACATGAGTTGCTGCATATCATTAATGATGATTTCCATATAGATCAACATGTTAATCTTATTGAACATATGGTAAGGAGAAAAGAACTCACGGATGAAATGCTAGAAACTATAGATTTCTATCATCATGTTTTATAACGGGGGTATAAGTGAAAAAGCTAATTTTACTAACACGTAAGTATTTTTCATACGCAAAATATTTAGCTAATAAAAATACTACTAATTTTGAACGCTTTAAAAATTGGATGCATACATATATTGCATATAAATCAAATGAATCTAAATTTAACCCTACCTATCTACCTAAATATGAACAAGGGCAAATTATATTTGTTGATTTCGGATGTGGTATTAGACATGAATTTAGCTATCCACACTATGCAATTGTCTTAAATACCAACGATAGAAAGAAAAATGATTTACTGACTGTTGTTCCTTTAACCTCTAAAAAGCCAAAACATACTAATCTAAAAGACTGGGAATATGAAATTGCATACCCTATTAAAAATTTATTAGTCGATAAAGTTGTTAATGATTTCAATCTTTATGGTACTAAATATGTTGACCTTCGTAATAAAGTTATAGCACTTGCCAAAAGTGGCCCTACATTAGATAAGGACGAGTATGCAAAACGCTATTCAGAACTCATTGAAGCTGGCGTTAATGAAATTTACTCTACCAATGAGGATATAATGGAATTTGCTAACAAGATGTCTAAAGGCAGTATTGTTGAAGTTAATCAAATCAAAACTATTAGCAAATCCAGAATTATATTTCCTGTAAAGAAATCTCATGCTTTATACGATATAAGAATACATCCTCATGATTTAGCTCTCATTCAATATAAATTAGTAAATCATCTTATTGTTGATACAGATAAGATTGACATTCCTCAATAGTGAACGTATAATTAAAGTACAAATTGGGCTATGAATCCCAAAACTAACTTTATATTATCCTTTTGGATAAAAAGAAAAGCGTTCCTTATTGGAACGCTTTTTTGTTATTCTTTATATGAAAATACCCCCTACTCTGCGCCAACAGAATAAGGGGCCATGATACACCTAAGAGGTATACCACATCAACTCACTATATTATACCATACCTCTTAGACTTATTTACTATACCATTTTTTAGCCTAGGAGGTATTTTTAATGTGGTGTGAAACTGTAACTACCAAAGCTGGTATTACTAAATATAAATTTCAAGAACGCTATGTGGACCCGTATAGTGGTAAAACAAAAAGAATATCTGTTACATTGACTAGTAATAGTAGGCAGGCATACAAAATCGCACAAGCTGAATTGCAAAATAAAATTGACTTGGCCACTAATACAGATATTGCCAAAGATATGACATTGAATGATGTTGTATCTGAATATTTAGAATCTAAACGTGCATTTAGAAAATCATCTACACAATATAGTATGGATAATCTACACAAACAGATTATGAAATGGTTTCCTGCTGATATATTGCTTTCTAAACTTTCACCATATATTATTCAAAGCACGTTTGATAAATTTGCTTGCCAGTATTCATACAATTATACGAAACTAGCCCTTAGTCTTATTAGACAATCATTAAAGTATGCTAGGCGTATGGAATATATTCGGGATATTTCATTCTTAGACAATATCGAATTACAAAAACCAGTAGCGGATGTAGACCGCATCAAGAAACATCGCTCTAAATTTCTAACTAAAGATGAATTAAAAGATTTACTTACACAATTGGATACTATCAATCATCATGTATCCCTATTATGTGAGTTTCAATCTTTAACTGGTCTTAGATTTGGTGAAATGGTAGCGTTACGCACTCAAGACTACAATGTAGAAAATGCGGAAATAGATGTAAATGCTACTTTATCTAATCGTGGTAGCTTTTCTGACCCTGCTATGCGCCTTCCACCAAAGAATGTTCATTCTATCCGTAAGGTTAAATTAGATGCAAGGGCCGTACAAATTATTAATCACTTTATAACCGCCAATCAAGCAAGGCGATTATGGAAATCTAAATTTGCTGACCTCGGTTATATCTTTGTAACAGATGGTGGATTGCCATATGATCTACATTATGTAAATCGTACTATAAAAAAACTTGATTTCCCAAAACCAGTAAGCACCCACACATTTAGACATACTCATATTTCTATTCTTGCTGAATCTAATGTTCCTCTAAAAGCTATTATGGAACGTGTTGGCCATAATGAACCACGTACTACACTTGCTATTTATACTCATGTAACAGATGAAATGAAACAGGAAGTTAATGCAGCAATTACTAATATGGGTAAAGCACTATCAAACAAATAAAAAATGAGCCACCGCATCATGTGCAGTGGCTTTTTTCAACCCTCATATAAAAGGGGCAAATATTTGTTTTTAAAAGGGGCAATAAAGGGGCAAATTGTTG